GCTATTACCGCTATTACTGCAAATGGATTCATATTATTTTTGCCCCACGCTTACTTTATATTCAATACCAAGTAAAGTAAAAAACAAAGGCTGTGATTGAGAAAAAGTCATTTGTCCTTCTCTGTCATATCCAAGCATTGGCTTTCTTCTTTTCTTCCCTGTAAAAAACTCTGCATTGGTAAAAGCAAAATCATTACCGTTTAGAGTTAAGTTTTGAGACAAGTACACTAGAGCTGTTGCCTCAGTAATTCTTTTCTTTTGTCCTACAATATTACCGCTTGCTAATTTTAATTCAGTCGGCATTGTTTTAACAATAGGCGTGTAATCTAAACCTATTTCTACATAACTTGTAGGAACGCTGTCAAGAGTAATCCCTCCAGAGCTTACAGTTTTATCTGATTGCATGCCATCATCTGCAATAACTTTTACTGTTTTCCCTTCTAAATGTGACAATCCTGTTACAGAAGTGCTAGACGGTTTGCTACCGCCAGATAACAAAGTTGCACTATCTGTAGTATTGTCATCGTTAAAACATTCTACATAATATTTTGTAGCGCTATTGACCGTCCTTTTCACAACAAAATAAATTTGGTCAACGTCTACACCGACATTTTCAAATGTACCATCTGTTGTCGACAAACTTGGAGCTATAACATTTTGCCCTCTTAGAATCGAATATGTTGCTAAAGAGCCATCTGTTTCATTTACTAACATTAACAAATCGCCATCTGTTGTAGATGTTGCTTTTCTTAAAGACATGTCTTTGGGTGATTTTAATAAATGAGAAGATAGTAAGGATATATTGTTAGAAATATATGAAAGCTCTACATCACTAAATAAAAATTCTCTTAATGACTTTCCAGCACGTTGTACAAATAATGTTCCGCTTTCAGCCCCAACGGGTTTGATGCCTTCTTTAGATCCTCTACGAGTTGCCCCGTTTACTACTATATTGCTTGGAGTAATAGGATCTAGAGAAGATTGTGGTAAAAAGAATTCTCCTCCCTTGGTAAATATTTGTAAGTCTCTACCAGAAAACATTCCTGTTATAGCATTTGTGCTATCTGTTGATAATGTAATTTCTATAGCGTCATCATCTAATCCTTCGCCTGGGTTAAAATCAAAAAACCTTGCTACTCTCGAAGCGTATAGTGTATTCGGTCTAGATTTAGCTCCACCAAAATACAAACGCCCTTCATGAAAAGTACAAGTTCTGGGATACCCTTTACTTCCAGACCATTGTACCTCATACCCTGTTTCAATAAATGATGATCCAGAAGCTAAAGCTGACGTGTTAAAAAAAGGTATTTCTACTATTGCTTCTACCACAGTACCAGAAACTAATCTGGTTACTCTTGCACGGCCTATACCGTCATTAGCCTCTATGTATTGATTTACATGATCAGAAGTAAATACGCTACCGCCAGCTGTCAAAGTAATTTTACCGTCTGTAGCAGATGGTGTTAGAGTTTGATTAATTGTAGTTGTGCCTAAAGTAAATGGATGGAAAGGCGTATACTCAAAAGTTAAATCAGATATTGTCCACGCTGTATGAGATGCTCCTCTTACTATTTTTTTTGGAGCCATATCTTCTTGCACTACAATTAGAGTATCTGCTGATTGCGTAAAATCCATTGTAGCTAAATTTGCTGTTCCAATGGTAGTCGTTAAAAAATTATCTGATCCTCCGTTGATGGCGGTTTGCAAAACCTTGTCTTTAAAAACAAACATTTTGTTGTTTGCAAATAACAACATATAGCTTTGTGTTGTTGAAAATTCAAAAGGAATAAGTCTAAATGCTGATCCAGCAGAGGTAACATCTGTTATAAATTGTAAACCTGGCCTTCTTTCTGCTCCTCCTTGTGGCTGTATCAAAACATTTCTAGCTTGTTCAAGGCCGTTGTAATATTGATTGATGTCTATTCTTCCTTTTAACAAAGGATCTAGCTCGCCTGTTGTAAAATTTGATTGTATGGTTATTGCTCTGCTCATTATCTAACATCTGTTAATGGGAAATCTACAATGGCGTAACTTGGCTTACCTCTTCCGTCTACGTTAGCGGCTTGTCTAAAATAACCGCCTCTGCCATTTTCTACAGCTGTTCCTAATGCTATTTGCCTCCAATAATCACTTTTATCAATTTGATCTGTTACGGGTTCTGCTAAATGCCAAGCCATCATATAAACCAAAAGTTGTACGAAATAAGATGGCATAACGCCTTCTGTGATTACGCTTGATACATAATCTATGTAAATCTTTTCTTCGTTTGTTGCTATTGCTGGGCCAGAGCTTGTGTATATTATTTCGTAGTTTTGTATTGGCAATATGCCTGTTGAGCTTGAATTGTAAACTTGTACTGCTGTGCCAGTTACAGCAGTTGAAGGAAAATCATATTGATAGTCCCATTCGTTAACTGGGGTAGTCGATGATCTAGAAAGTTGTTGTTTTACTAGAGCAAAAGACCAAGGATACAAAGAAAGAGTTTGTCTTTTTACCGTTTCATAAATTGTGTTACAAACGACAGCAGCATCGTCTGTAGTGTCTGAAAGACTTGATATTGAGTCTGATCCTAACAGCAACAAAGCTTGGTTGCATATAGTTACGTTTGTATCTCCAGATGCCATACTTTTCTCCAAAGCCTCCCCGCAAAGCGGGGAGACCAATAGTTAGTGATTAGTCACTATCAGTTGCGGAAATAGCAGTACCATCCCCAATGTCAACAACGCCAGAAGCATTGCTCACAACGGGGTGTAAGCTAAATGTAGCTGTACCGCCTGTTGAAGCGTGGATATAAATTAAGTCTCCGACCTTTAAAACGTCAGAGGCATCATTAAAGTATCCAGACGCATCAATCGCTGTTTTAGCATCAGTCGATGTGTAGCTCCATACTTGAGGAGCGTTACCAGCTTTTGCTTGTCCACCTATAGGCTGTAAGCCTGTACTAGAATATGCCATTATTTACTCCTCCTATTCTTCGCAAGTTATTTTTACTATGCCTTCATCATCAATAGCTACAGCACCAGCACTAAACATAGAATTAACTAAGAAAGATGTCTTTTCTGGGACATAATTAATCTCAGTTTTTTGATTCATGTTTACTGCCATACCGCAAGCACTACGATGAAAAGCAAAGCATGTTCTATCGCTAGATGAGAGAGGAAGGCCTCCTTCGTCTCTATCTCCTAATACATAGAAGTTAAAGCCTAAGAAAGTGTTAATCTCTCCGCTAACTAACGCCTTAATTGATGCAAAATCACCAGAAATTGCTCTTTCATCACCTAGTAAACCAGATAATGAATTAGCGTGAATTACTATGTGTCTGTCGTCAAACGGTACATTTTTAGCATCTAATGCTTTTTTAGCAGCTATAAGCTTACCAACATTCAAATTAGATGCGGCAGCTGATCCGCTTGTTACAACAGTTTTAGCAACCGTTGAAGGTGAAGATGCAGCGTCTAAAGCATCTATAATTAATTGATCCATTCTTCTACCAATAGCTTTACTAACTACTGTTACAAGTTCTGATCTTTCGTCAAAGTTTACCTTTGCTTGATGGAAAATGTCGCTATATTCAGCAGCATTGTAATCACTCATTGTAGCTGTCACTTGTGAGTAAGTAACATTTAATGGGGTTACATCTGTCTGTGGAATTCTAGCGGTTGCAGATCCCTTACCAAGTTTAGGAAACTTATATGTATTGCCTTGTACACCTTGTCTAAGTCTTACACAGTTTAGTATAGAGCTTTCACCTTGATAAGCTTGCTTTACTTCTGCGTCAAAAAGCGTAACAAAAGCATTTGTAATTGATTGTGCCATACAAATTTCTCCTTTGTATTGTTAAACAAATTTATACCTTTGCAGTTATCTGGAATCAAGCCAGGCTGACATTGTGTACTTTCACACAGCCAGAAGGCCAATGAATGGTTATCTTCAATTTTAATCTTAGTCTTTTTGTACTAAAAAATCAAATTAAAATAGACATCATCTGATATCCCCTGTTGAAGTTGCGTCACCAGGAAATAATTGTTCTGCTATTTTTTCTACTTTCATTCTATACTGTTTATCTTTTTTGTACTCATCAGAGCCAACCATTGCGTAAAATTCTTCTTTGCTTGGCAATCCATCAACATTTGCTGGCGCAGTTGGGATAGGTTGCCCTTCATAGTATCTTCTAAGCTTGGTAATTACGCCAATCCCTTCTGCTGTAGCAGCTAAAACTTCTACTTCTTTTACATCGTCTGGCCCAAGTACTCCTTTGTCTACAAGACCTCTAACCCAAGTAACAGTTCCTTTGACGATCTCTGGCCCGTTTGGCCCAAGCTTTGCTAACTCAGCGTCATTGTCAATGGTTTCGGATTGTTGTTGCTGTTCTGATAATTCTAAAAAAGTCCCTATCAATTCATTAACAGCTTCTTGTGTAGGCCTATGAGTTTCTATCCAAGACGTTACAAATTGTTTTAACGGATCGTCATCTTCAACGTCCTCTAACAAATCAAAGTTATATTCTTTGGGTGCCTTATGTCCACCCATAGACATTTTCTTAGTTAGTTCGTTATAAGAGTCTGATAATTTTTGCTGATCTAACTCTCCTGTTTTAGTATCAATAAATTTTTTGTTAAGGTTTTCGGGTAGCTGGATAATGTTATCTTCTTCAGCAACCTCTTCTTTTTCTTCAGCCTTGTGAGCCATTTCAACATTTTCTTCTTGAGGAGTCTCCTCTTGCTGATCTGCATTAGCGTTTGCTAATAAACCCTCTGGTTTTTCTTCTGTTTCGTTTTGTACTGCTTCATTCATGATTTAGCCCTCTCTATTCTTTGGTTTATTTCTCTGACAATACTATTCTGGCCTTCTCTTGCATAACCATAAGAATTGTCTAATCCTGGTATCCAAGTAGGCTGTTCTAGCGTTTTCTCTATTAGATGCTTTAAAACCTTCTTTCCTTCTTCTGTTTCAAATGTTCTGGCAAAAGCCTTGTCTAATTCTAGTTGATGGTCTTTAGGTTCTGATTTGACATTTTGATCTAAAACCTCTATGCCTTCCCATCCAGCTGTCATGCACTAGCCTCTTCTACTAAAGCTGTAGCTGGTTCTTCGGCCTGTACTGCGTCTTGTTGTCCTTGCTCTGCTTCTTGAATCATGCCAGCAGTTACGCTTGCCGACTGCATTGCTTGTTGCATAATCGCCTCTTTTTCTTCTGGCGTGTTTCTCAAATTAGCTGGTACTCCAAATTTATCTGCCACAAAACTTGCTATTTCATCTGGCTTAACTTCAGCAACACCGCCAGGCCCTAGAGAGTTAGCGATTTGAACAAACTGCATAACTTCATTTACTTCTTCTAAGTTTTGAGCTTTGGCCAAAGGTGACACAGGAACAACCCTAACCTGTAAGCCATTGACTTTTAAAGGCATTTGTATCAAGCCTTTTTCATCCATAATGTTTAGAGTTTTCGACACAATAGGAACCATTGTTTCTGTAATCAATCGCCCAAAAGCTGCTCCCATATTTTGTGCGAGTTCTTTCATTCTTTCAACAATCTCCGTTGCAGATCTTGCCGACATGTTGTCTGGCGGCAATGTGTCGTCTAACATCGTTTTTTTAATATTCATTCTTAAATCGTTAATTACTATTTGCGATACGTTGAAGTCTCCAGACCTAGGTAAAGGTGCAAGGGAGGCCCCTTGTGGCCCACCATTTCTTGCTACAGGTATGATAGATCCTGGTGCAATTCTTATATTGGATGGGTTGATCACACCATCGTCTGCTGCTGTATAAACACCAGCGCAAGCTATAGATGCATTTTTTAATAAAAGCTCCAAAGTTTTGTTTAAAGTTTTTATATCTGGCAAGGCTGAGACTAATGGGCCTCTACCAAAAACTTCGCCAGGTAGTTTCATGTACCTTGCAATAATCCACGGGCTTTGCTTCATTCTTCTAAAAACAAGCTCGTCAGCACTTTTCCCATAGATAATGTGATAACAAAAATCTCCTCTCTCTACGTCAGCGATTACTGCTTCTAAAAGCTCAACCATCTCTTGCGGTTTATCTTCTATAAGTCTTTTTAAAACATTAGGTATTTTTGCATCTGGGAATGTTCTCGTAATTGCCTCTGCTCTTATTTTGTATTTACGATAAACATTATCTACTGTCCCGTAAGGCCCTTCTTCTAATGCTAAAACGTACTGAGGTACTGGCGTGAACCTCAAGGGGATGGTGTCATCGCCAGGTTGAACCAACATTGCTGCCGTACCTACAGATAAATCTAAAAGAAACTCACCCATAGCGAGATCAAAGTTGCTTTGTCTTAATATGCTAAACATTTTATCAGAATACAGATCCAAAGCTTTTTGTGTTTCAGTTTTAAATTGGTCTGGTATTTCGTTTCCTGGTTCTAACCTACACCATTTTTTTACTGGAGGGAAAAGACCAGACTGTATCCTGTTAGCAAATCTTTGTGTAGAATGTATAGCTGTTGAGTCAAAGACCATATTCATTTTGTTTTGGCCTGGTACATTGCCTTCATAATACCCTTCGTATAGGTTTCTTTGTGGCAAAGCGTATCTATAACAATCTTCGTATATTGTTCTCCAAAGCTCTTTTTTACCAAAGGCTTTTTTGGATCTGTCTAAAACTTTTCTAGCATCTAATTTCATTATGTCTTTTTATGCTTGTTAGCGAAGTTTCTAGCACTATCTTTGCTACGGAAACCCCACGCTCTTAATGCTAATAGTAACCTAGTTGGCTCTCCCTTACTATCTCTTTCTGGCCCAGCCATTCCGCCAAATCTAGCAGCAAAAGAAACCCTTCTAGGATTCGTGCCTGTCTTGACGGGTGATTTTAAGTTAGAACCTTCTGTTTTTTTAAAATGGTCTCTACCCGCTTGGTTAAGTCCTCCGCTTGGATTTTGAAATTTTTTTGCAACCATTATGCTTTGTTTTTCTTAGCGGCAGTTATGATGTCACCCCGTGTAATTTTGTTGGGATCACCATACATACCAGCTAACTCAGACTCACTTTTTTTTTTGGTCTTTTTCTTTTTTTTCATTTTATACATATAAGCTGGCATAATACCTCCTATGCTTTTCTTGTTAAATCTTTATCTGCTTTTCTAGCTCCGCCCTTGCCTGTGACGAAACTTCTTACTCTACCCATAGCCCAAGCATGAGCAGAAACATTTCTTGAACCACTTGAGTAATAAGCGCCTAACCCTCTTTTATAAACTTTATCTAAAGT